TGTTCCGTCTGCGCGAAACAAGGCATTTGCAGTAGCGCCATTTGGGAAAATGTCTAAGACTTGAATAGCGGCATCATCGCCGCCATCACCAACATATAGAATGCCGCCTGATGGTAGTGCTGCCAATGGATTGTCGGCAAAAATTTGATTAATATTTCTAGGCATATATCACGCCCCTAACAATAGAAAATTCGTGCCATCTAACAACAAAAAATCGGTGCCATCGAGCAATGAAAAATTATCCGTGCCAGCAATTTTTTCTGTATAGGCGCCGTAATAGAACAACGTCACTAACGCTAAGGCCATCTAATTCCCCCAGACGAGTCCGGTTGCTGTTGTGCCAGCCGTGGTTACCATTATGCTATGAATAGGATGCCATACGCCGGAGGCGATACCGTTAAGCAATTGTGTAGAGCCATCCCATTTAATATAGGTTAGCGTCCCTGTAGTGCCCACATAGATCCAATTTGCATAAACGCCGTATTCGGTATCGGGGACAATGGTCCCTGTTTGAATTGGCCCCGTTAATGTACGCTGAGGGTTGCTTAACGTAGCCTGGGGGTCGACCATCGAAATGGGGATTCTTGGAATCATGGTTATTTCCTTGTTATTTTTTTAAATGGCCGCCCCGCTAGGGGCGGCACAATATCAATTAAGATCCAATTAATCCGTGAGTAGTAAGCGCATCTTGAATGCCTTTTACTGCCTTGCCGAGCAGGCGGAGATTGGCGTCTGATGATGTAATAGTATCCACATTGATAGCGGCATGGTTTTTTGTTCCTACACCCGCAAATGTGGTCCAGCCGGTATTGCGATCTCCTACGACCTGGATGCCGTCAATATGAAGGGCAACACCTGAATCAAGATTCAGCGCGGTTGCGCTAAGGGATGCCTTGAGCAAACCGGCAATAGAGAGACCTAAAATGCCAGCGCCGTGCAAATACATGCCGGTTGCTTCGCTAGTCATTCGAAATGTAGGGGTCCCCTGGATTCCATCGGGCCCATGAAATGGCAGCGTAGAGGTCAAAGCAGTAGTTGAAAGGCTCACACGTAAAACGCCGTTTGTCGCAAGCCCAATTTCATTGGCCGCAACACGATACATTCCTGTGTTTGTATCGCCGTTGAAATGTATGCTCGGCAATGTTGCAGAACCGGATCCAAACGCTATGGTAACGGCGTCCCCTAATTGTGAGCCGTCAATTTTATTGGTTTCATCCAGGATGACATATGGCTGAGTTGATTGAATCCAATTTCCTTGGGTTGCTGCGATTACGCTAGTGTCATTAGGTGCTGAAGTAGAAGTAGGATCAAGCTGATAGAATCCCAAGTTAGTAACAACTGCGCCAGCGCCTGGACTTAATGCGGTGCTCGTGGCCGCAGTTAATGCCGCCGCATCCGCATATTCTGTTACAGATAAAGTGATAGGTAAAATGACTGCTGCTGTTCCCATGGTAAAGCCCTCTTATTGTTAAGTTAAAATTTAATAAATGTATAAAAAGCAACGTATGGCGGTAAAATTGAAAAGTCCGTTCCACTTCCCGTGGATCCAGTCGCGGTTCCGCCGCCCACTGCTGCGACAGAGCTTACCACCGGCGCCGTATCAGTCCCGCCGGGCGTAGATGACTGCGGCGCCCAGCTACCATCTGAAAATGGAGCGTAGGGAGTGGCAGGGTTGGACGATAAGGGGTGAGTGTGCGCTAATAAAGCATTTGAAGTCGGGCTTCCGCCTGTTCCTGCTAAGACATAGCTAGAGCCAGCCGCAATATTGAAGCGGTCTAACGAAAGGGGGAGATTAATAGTTTTATTGGCGTCAAAGTCGGCAAGTGCACTGGCGCCGCGACCGCCAGGCAAAACACCACATTGAGCATCGGCAGTGTTATCCCAAAGGTAAGCAAATAACGCATACGCATCTTCTCCAATCGCGGCAGTGCCGCCGGAAAGCGCATTGCCGATAGTGCCATTGTTCATGTAAAGCCAACCTGGATTTTCAGACTGCAAGGTAATAGCTTGTTTAATATCTCCCGTGGGCACGCTAAACCAGGCTAAATCTAAATTACGCTGCTGCTCTTCTAACGTCTGATACGGGAAAGTGGGTACGCTTGCTGTAGAAGTTAAGGCGATATTAGTACAGCCGACTTGCCCGATGGTATTAATGGGCAGCCTAATTTCTAATTGCAAACGGCTATCACCATTGGTGCCTATGGTTTTATTTAAAATACTGGGAATTTGGACGGTGCCGCTATAAACATTCATGGTGGATGTTAAATTAATAGGCCCTGCTAGCAAGGTTTCAACATCAGGCGAGGGGCTTCCTCCTGTACCGAAATATTGGCGCGCATAAATATTGACTTGCGAAGCTTGAGTGCTATTCGCTAAAAATTGGAAAGTAGCCGTTTGCCCCGCTAACGTTTGAACGTTGCCGTATTTTTGGAAAACAAAACGATAGGTCTCTGCTGCGCCGCTAACGGTGCATGCCCAGCTTAAATATTTAGAGGCGTCCGATTGTGCCTCTTGTGAGCCGGGGACAAATGAAGCAATCTCTATTGTTTCAGTCGCTCCGTTTGTGCTTTTAGTAAATAACCAATCATCGCAGACATATGTGCCTGTGTATTTTGTAAGAGGCGCAGGAATGGTAGATAATTTATAAATCTGCTTAAACCGGTTCCAGTTAAATTGCGGATTGCGGCAATAATTATTGACAAAATTACCACCGCTAGAAGCGCTTCCTACTGGATAGGGAACCCCGTTATACATGTCGTAGGAGTCGATTAAAACATCATTGGGGTCGCGTAATTCGACATAATAGTAATTGCTCGCCGCAGCTGGGTTAGCATCATCGAACTCCCAATAAATGACGCACTCACCATTGCTATCTAAAATAATAGGGTTAGTGTTATCAGGCGGCGGGCTGCCCTCATTGCTGCTTTTTGTTGTTTTGGGGGTGGTATGGGCGTTAGACTCGAAAGTATAAAGTTTACCGCCCACAATTGGCAATCCAGCCGATGCACCATAGCTTGCAGGGTAAACATAGCGGCGTTGATGTTCGGACGCTAAATTATAAGTTATTGTCATTTAATCACCCTGGGAGAATTTATGAAAACATTTTTAGCTATTGTCATCGCGGCCATAAATTGCGGAATGATATACGTTATGGGGATAACGCCATTTACAGCATATTGGTTCGCATTTTCTTTATTTGTTCTTGCGCCCATTATTGAGATCCTCGGTTAAGCCCGCTTATTAAAGATTGCAGCATAGGATTGATGTATTTCCCCATATTTACTTGTGGCTTCACAGGTAATTTCGTTCCATTGATATAGGCTTGCAATAAATCCGGGTTGCTCAATGCTTTATTTGCAGTACGTGCAAGCGGCGGCAAAAGCAGAGTGCTTGCTAATGCTCCTTTCCCCGCGTAATGCGCAAGCCCCAGCGCTAACCCTCCGGCTTTTAATAAAGAGCTCAAGATATCTGTTTGTGGAGTACCCCCGGGAGTCACGCCGTATTTTTGCTGAATAAGCGTATCTAAATTTGTTTGTGCGGCTTTTTGCTGTGCGGAATTTTTGCTAATCGATGATTGCAGTTGTTTTTGCAGCGCCTGCTGTTGAGACTGATTATTTTTTAACGACGCTTGTAATTGAGAATTTAAATTTTTTGTTTGTATATCATTTCCCTTTACAGAACCCTGTAATTGTTTATTGAGTTCTGCTGTATTATCGTTAAGTGCGTCACGTCTATTCATTAATGTAGGCAATGATTCAAAATAGCTATCAGCGTCTGCATTGTAAGAGGAAATCACGCGTTTAGAATCAACAGGAAGCTTTGAGTATGCCGCGCCAATTTGATCTGGCGTCATATTCGAAATTCCCTGAGACGAACCCTTGCCACCGGTAATTAATGAGTATAATGCAGTGTTTTTAGTATCGTTGGGCAATTGATTCATTATTGACTCATTATTACTATCATGAAGGGCTTTGGATAATTTCGCGCTTTGCGGAATATAATTTTGATCGGTTACTGATTTTCGTATTTCGTTGTTTTTCCAAAATGGCACAACACTCGATTTGTAAAAACTATTAGCTTGTGCTAATTGATCTGCCACATTTTTATTCCCAGAATTACGCAATAAGTCATCAACATCATTTGATAACCCATCCTGTAAATTACCTAACAACATTCCCTCATGTCGCCTTCCTTGCGAATAAGCAGACGATGATAATTGCCCCAACGTTTGCATGCGCTGCACTGCTTCGGGAAGCGTCACACCCCAATTATTAGAATTGGCTGTAAATGAATTAGCTTTGTCTATTTCATTGTTTAATTTCGTTCCCAAATCGGAATCAGAATCAAATAAGTTATTAAAATTTTCCTGTTTGGCTATTAATTCTTGCGCAGCTGCGCCGTATTGCGGAAAGTTATTGCCGGTGCCTAATTGGTCTAAACGCAAGGTAGAATTATTGATTGGGGCATATAATTTATTGGCTTCTGTTTTATTATCTTTATAGGCTGACGACACATCTTTTTTTAAACTTAAATTTAAATTAGCCCTGTCTGAGACTGGGCTTGCCAAAGAATTTAAATAAGCGGGAGCCTGGCTGATTGACGCATCATGTTGATCCGATTGTTTAGAAATATCACTGATTTGAGAGGTCAAATTATCAGCGGTAGGGTTGGTCTGTAATTCAGATATTTGCTTTTGTAGATTATCAGCAACGGGATTTTGTTGTAATGCCTGTAGTTTTCCATTGATATAGTCAGCTTCAGGATTATTTTTCAATGAACTTACTTGCGATTGCGTATCAGTTATTTTTTTAGTTAATAGCGCGTCATTAATTGAATTAACACGCTGAGCCGCCCCAGAAAATGGCACCGGGGTAATCGCCGAATTTACAGTTTTTAATAACGGATTATTTGCCGCAGTGCCAATATCCACTGGCAACGTATTGCCGTTAATATCCACATAATTTTTTTGAACATTGTCCGCGACTTCAGCAGGAGATAATGCTCTTTTGTTAGCAGCTTGTTTAGTTAAATAATCTAAAGTTGAATTACCTATAGCATTAATCGTATTAGGGCTGCCGATAATCGAGCGCCAAAGACTTCCTAATCCCTCACTTCCCACTTGGCCTACTGTATTAATCCCAGCGTCAATTGCTGCGCTTTTTACAGGAGTTGGCGATTGAGTTAAGCCAAAACTTGCGCCGGTTCCTGCTTGATTTACTAAACGACCCATTAAAGATGGATTATCAGCAAGCGCGGCTTCTCCTCCTAATCCGTAAGGCAGATATTGCGCGGCACCTTGAATCAGTTTATCTCCTAATGTCGGGTTGGGAACTCCTAGCATGGCACTAAAGTCATACTCTTTTTGTCTCGGAATTAAATTAGTAACTTGTGAGGGGTCTATACCCCCCATTTGCAGTAATCCCGATGTTCCTGATAGCTGGCTTAATATTGGCGCAAGATTAGAAGGGGCATTTAAAAGACCATGTCCACCCTCGGCGAGCCCTGCGACCACATCGGCAGGCAAATTTTTCGCAGCGGAAATAAATGCACCTCTAACGGCTGAAGAAGGATCATGTACGGGAGCCTTAAAATCATCGTCAGTTAATGAATAATTTTGTGAAGATGAACCAGGATTATTATTTTGTGTTCCAAAATCCGCATCACTAAGAGAATAATCGTTAGCCATTTTTCATTCCCTTATGTGCCTCTAATATGGCTTTTTGTAAGGGTTCAGAGAAGGTATTGAAATAATCTGCAGGAATTTCACCGGCCTTTTTCAACTGATCCATATTTTTTAAAATATCTTTCGGTTGTTGCGCTGGAAAACTTTGATTGAATTCATTTAATTTATTTACATTCTTGGCGGCTGTACTGCCTTCGCTGCGCAAAGCATTAATCGTATCGTCCCACGCTTTAGCGGCGCCTGTTGCGCCCTGTGTAAACGTCAGTGGCTCAATAATACTGCCTAACGCTGCTGTTGCTTCGGGCTGCACGCTGGATTTTAAAAATTGGGTTAATTGATCTGTTCCAAGCTTGCTTAAATTATTTTTGAAACTTGTAAAATTAATATAGCCGGGGTCATTTCGGTTAGCCACAGAATCTTTTACATAGCGCGCCCATCCACTTGGGCCCATGTATTTTGCAAACGTTACCGCTGGATTCCCATATTGCGTTAAGGTCGTTAACATGTTTTTTGCGTAGCTGTATTTCTGCGTCAATCCAGGATTTACATTTGCCGTTTTTTGATATGCTGCTTGCGACGCATCTTGAATTGTTTGTGTATTATTTTGTGGTTGCGTTACCCCTGCGCTTCCAATTGTTAAACCAGCTGGCGAACCATTGGGAAGTTGATTTAAATTATTAGCAAGGTTTTGCGATTGCATTGGGTTTCTGCCCGGCAATGATTGGCCGCCAGAAGGCAATAACGAATAATTATTTGATGCGCTACCCGCAGGAGGCGCAACGCCAAAGCTTCTATTTAATATTCCGCCCGGCAATGATTGGCCGCCAGAAGGCAATAACGAATAATTATTTGATGCGCTACCCGCAGGAGGCGCAACGCCAAAGCTGCTATTTAATATTCCGCCCGCAGCTTGTACGCCTTGTCTTTTCATAATATTTGAGAAATTTTGAGCATCTTGTGGGTTCGTAGCTAAAACATTTTGGCCTTGTGGTGATTGATAAAAAGCGAGCGCCGCTTTATCAGAAGCAGCTTGACCGCTAGCAAGTCGTGCAAGTGAACCAAGCCAGCCTGCTTTTGCCGTTAACGGAAAAAATTGTGCTTGCTGATTAAGCAATCCAGTTTGTGCTTTCGTCTGCCCAATATTTTCTATCGCCTGGGGCGCCAAGTAAGGCAATAAAGATTGCTGGCCCTGATTATTAATGTCCTGGCCCGTCGCCTGCTGGTTTAAAAAATTTATCCGAGATTTATTCAGCGCATCTAACGTATTTAAATTGGTTTGATTCGTGGCGTTTGCTATTTGGTTTGCCTGCACCCCCTGGCCTGCGGTAATAGCGCCCAATAAACTTAGTGGCTGTGCTGCGGCAATGCTTAAATCGGGCATTAAATGCTACTCCTACGCATAATTACTGCTCATTTCGCCCGGCTGCGTGCCGCCCTGAAATAAACCACTGAGGCCAGACGGCTTACCCCCGCCTGATCCGCCCGCCGCTCCACCGTTCATGCCCCCACCTACCAATCCCAGCGCGGATGACAATGCCCCATTTTTTCCACTTTGCGTTGCAATATCTTGATTGCCTTTAGCAATCCCCATATTTTCCATTGCTTTCGAAATAGCCTGCCCCATCGTGCTACTTAAATTAGCGCCCGTTCCGGCAGCACTTAAGCCGTTACCCATTACTTGCCCCATGCCGTTTAATTGCATCTGATTTTGTGATTGCATGTTGTTAAAATAATTTTGCATATCACCGGATGTAACATTATTTGCAATTTGCGCAACGTTTTGTTGATTTGGGGTTGTGCCTAAAATACCGCCCCCTGCCGCTGCATTATTAGCCGCCGAGGTTTCTTGATTTGTTAAATATTTTGCATACGGCGTTTCTTGATAACTGTTCATCCAATTACCGTTCATCTGCCCCTGTATAGATTGTAAAAAATTTTGGTATTGCGGAATGGTTGCTTGACCGGCTTGAGTATAAGGATTTAATCCACTCATCCCAGTGTTATACATATTGTTCATTTCGTTTTGCGAGTTTTGATAACCGTTCGCAACGTCACCGTAAGCGCTGGTTTGGCCACCGCTTAAAAAATTATTTAATGAATCACCCATGGTGTTTGCTCACATAAATATAATCGCTGTCTTTGCAATCCACTTTAAATCCGCACCATCTTGCAAACACTAATGAGCGCTTGTTGGTTACTCGAATTTTCGCAGTGAAAAACTTGATTTTTGTTTTTTGAATATAGGAATTAAAAAGTTCGTTAGCAAACTTTTTAGCATTTTTCCCCCGAAACTCTGGCAGAAATGCAGCATCAATATTTGCTGATCTCCCCACAGCTTTAAAGAACACAATTCCTGCTAATTTATTATCAACACGTAATTGATAAACGGTAATAGATTTGTTTTTTAATTCTTGCAAATTGATTGACGCATACGGATTAACGTCTTCTAAAAATAGAAAAGGTTTTACATCAGGGTGCATGACAACTTTTCGAATAGCATGAGCATGTGTCGTTTCCCAAAATGCATGCGTCACGGCGGTGATGCTCCGACCAGGCTAATTAATGCATTAACTGCTTTGGTAATTTGCTGCATCCATTTCAACCAATCATCATTCACGCCGCTATTCGTTTGCAGTGCTTGAAGAGCTGAGAGCAAATTGATTTTTTGTGGAGAATTGCTAATTGGCGTTAATGAAGGCGGATTAGCTAAAGGATCAATCGTGTCAGGCTGTCGCAATTCCCATCCCACGAGGGAGGTGTCAGCGCCGCTCGTAGATGAAATAACAAAACTGGTTCCTGGGGTACGCGCAGAAATATACAAACTGCCTACTGTTCCGCTATTTTGATTGTTGGTTAAAAATACAATAGTATCCGCGTCAATAGCAGCGTTTAACACTGTTACACTGCCCGCAATCAAGGTGGATTTTCCAACTCGTGCTAAACTCATTGCTGCGTTACTCCATAGTTAAATGAAGCGCCAAACACATAACAGCGCACAGGGTCGAAAATTTCCAATTTAAACGTATACGAATAATTTGTTCCTAATCCTTCGATAAAAGTTTTCCATTTATATTGTCCAATTTCCCCCAGCGCACATTTAAAAGGGTTACCCCATGTTCTTCCGCTATCTCCTGAAACGCTAATAAATATAAATGGTTCTTGTCCTGATGCGACTTGGCCGCTTTCACAATCCACTTCGAATTTATAACCTTCCAGCCAATTAAAATTTTCATCTATTAAGGTTTGGGTAATTCGCGTATGCTTAATGGCGTTTCCATTGTCAGTTAAATAATTATGCGAAAGTTGCGATATCTGCGGTAAAAATCGACTGCCCACGTAATGTTTATTATTAAAAAACACATGTGAATTAATTGTTGAATAAGTCCCGTCTAAACGTTCCTTGTGAAACCACATGCTAGTATTAACATCATAAACAAGCGTTTTGTTTGCAGATAAAAAAGAGCATTCAATAAATAAATGGCCCGACTCTTTGTAAGCGACGCATGCGCAATCGCTAATGACATCAAACCCCGCTAATTCATTATCTACGGCATCATTGCTAGCCCGAACGGGCGTGCCGCCGGTACAAATGACGAAAGAACCTTGACCATTTACATTTGTTGCTAACCACCACACGAAATTAATTACAGGCTGATTAGGAATATTATCAATAACGCCTTTTATAACTGACGCTTTTGCCGCTAGTCCAAATTCATAAATAAAATTATTGTCACGGTAAAAGGGGGCCACACTTGCATACGTAACCGGCGCCCAAATTTCAGTAGATACCTTGCCGAATAAAAATAAACGTTCGTTGGTGCCCGAAATACCTTGCGACGTGTCTGGTCTACTTTGTTGTACAATAAAATTATTGACATCCCATGTTAGCCCGTCACCTTGCGCAGAATAAAAATATTGATTTGAATTAGGGAAACTTAAAACAAAGCGCGCATCTTGATAATAAATCATTTGCGGATTAGGCGGGAACGCACTTAAATCAACTTTCGTTGATACGCCCGTATTAAAATTGTAAATCCATAAATTAACGGAATCAACGATCGCTAATTGAGTAGTATTATTTGACCAAGAAATATAACCAGCTGTTGTCTCTAATGAAAAAAGGCGAATCGCTTGTTGGAACGCATTTACTTTCCATACGTTTTCGCCAGCCACGGCATAATAATAAATATCATATTCATATAATCCATTTGGCCGAATTGCATCATCATCTAAATCTAGCGTTACAACTAATTCAGTGCCGGGCATGGGCGTTAAAGACTGTGGAGTTTTTGCTGTAGGATCATTTACCACATACCAATTTATTGTATCTTGGTATTGCCACTCACGAGAAAGGGATATATCAAAACCGCCAATAACGGGAAATTGCATCAGTAATAACCCCCTGGATTCGCCCAGGCCCCGCGACCTGAAAGAGTTACATCTTTTCTCACATAAGGATCAATAGTTAGATTAGACGCAAGATACGTTTGTTCAGCTATATCATGGTCGCGGGAAAATTCATTCGTAATTGTTTTGCCAAACATGTGCATTAAGCGTTTAGCTATTTTAAATTTCAGGGCTTCCATCGCAAAATCAGGAATGACCCCATAATCAATATCAATCTGAGTGGGCGTCACCGTTTCTAGTTTTTGTTTGCAAACTAAAATCGCATTTAAAACCTTAAACGGCAATGACTGAAAAATAAGCTCACTATAGGTTTGATAGACCCTTAACAATACTAATGAAGGAACGTTCTGGGTAGCGCGATAGCTAATATTTGCATACATCCGTTCGTTAATGATGTTCACAAAATAAATAATTGATGGGCTATCGGGGTCTTGAATCGTGACCTCCATTAATTCCATAACTTGGGAGGTGTTAACACTATAGCTATCTGACTTCCCGAATGTATAAACACTCTGATTTGTCACCATAGGAAATGTCAACTGCGATTGCAGCGGAATATATAAACCAGATGCGCCCCATGCTGACACCACATCATTAAAAACTTCACGACCTCGTTCGGTTTTGTAGGGGTCTGCCGGCTGCAATTCAGCTGTTAATTTTGCTAATCGCAATGCGCCGCTAATTATATTATTCGCTGACGGCATCTTCTTTTTTCTCTTTCTTAACTTTTTCTTTTTTTAGTTCGTCAAATTTAGCGGGGCTATCAACCCAACCATTTGCTAATAAAAAATTAAATTCATTCATTGTTTTCACTTCTTTCATGCCATGAATTGAATGATACGCATGATGAGCTTCTAAATTATTTTCCATAATCCACCTTAAAAAGCGCCCTCAAAAATTGAGGGCGCAGGTTTGCTAGAACTTAATTGCATATTGAGGGAATGATTTACGACCAAACAAAATATCTAAACGTTTTATTTCTTTGTCAGTAATAGGGTCATAGCCATCGATAACGCGTAATGAGATGCCAGTGTCTTTATCAGTATATTGACCTACTTTTACGGCCCCGGGTGGACGATGCATCGGAACAATTGCTAAAGTCATTGCCGCACGTGACATCATAAAATTTTCAGCAAACGTATTGCTTGCTGCTAAATTGCCTAACACAGTAATAACAGCATTATTTGCTGGCGAATTACTTGCGGTTTTTCGAATACCGGTAACTGTTATAGCCGGGAAAATAGGAATAGTTGCATTACCGCCCGCGTCGCTATTTACATCAGCAGTGACACGAAAAACTTGCAAATTACCCGTGCCCGTACCGATAACTAAATTTGGCGGGATAGGGTTTACAGCATAAACACTTGCAAATGTTATTAAATCACCTTCTTTTAAAATACCGGTTTGTGTCGCGGTCCAACCATCTGTAACAATGCTAGAGCCCGTTTGTGATGCGGCATTAACAAGCGGAGTGCCGCTATTAATACCGTTAGTGTGGGAAATCATGTTTTGATCGTTATAGACTTCAATGCCCGCCAATTTACCCAGCAATCCTTCGATAGAAATCTCGCTATTTAACGTTGTGTTGAAACTATTTTGCAACGCATTTTGTAACGTAGTTCCGTCATCTACATTCATTAATGCAAAATAAGGTTTCGGCATTGCGCGTTTATACATTGCAGCTTGCGTGTTATTAAACGCGGCAAAACTAGATACGCCGGTACCTAAAGACGACATGCCGTTATAAAGAGTGGATGACATTTCTTGGATGCAGTTTGCGTCAACTGTATTAGCCAAGCCGATCGCAGCTGGCATAATCACGCGCTCTTCGTACATGTCCATCTCGCGCAGATCTAATGTTAATTGCGCGCTAGAGGGGTCAAAAGCTACATTTAACTGCTGATTAACCGTAATCGAATCTGTGAACTCCTCAATCGGCTGCGGATTCGCTATTGCGCCAGTCGTAACAGAATAATATGAAGGTTTTTTGATGCGAATGGTTTCGCCGAATTGATAGCCGTTTAATTCGCGCTGATATTCTTTCTCATAATCTCTATTTGCCAGCCGGAGCATTTTGCAATTGTTGATAAAATAGGGCAGCGCTTTTTCTGCGATAACATCGTTTGTTAAAATTGTATCATTAGCCATTTGGGCACTCGCTTATTTTTATGCGAGAACCACAACTACTTTGTTATCTAAAGTCCTTGCTGACGCCTGAATGCGGCTTTACGTTTTTCTTCTAGAGTTAAACGCATATCGCCACTTGCTTGACCCGTTACCTTGCTCGGCGGGGCCGGAGCGCGCGGGGTCTTGGTCGGTGGCATTGTTAGCTTCATTTCAAGGCGCCCCATTTCAGCCGCAGCCTCAAGAGGGGGCATGTTCAAAATAGTCAGCGCTTCTTTCGGATTATTTCCGAAATAATATTGCAAATCCGCACTTTTCGGAGAAGAGCATAAAACTGTCGACAAATATAAAAAGTTTGGGTGCTGAGTAAAGTTTGGCTGCATTAAAACGCTTGAAACTTCATCTAAGTCTTTATATTTTTCCCGCGCCTCTTCTAATCTTGCCGCATGCTTAGCATCTAAATCACTGAGATAGTTTTGTAGACTTTGTTCTTGCTGCACTTGCTGCTGATGCTGAAAATAATGCTGTTGCTTTTTTTCTTTATATTCAAATAAAGCTTCGGCGTAATCTGCGGCATCACTAAAATCATGCTTGTCTGGTGGCTGCAATCCAGTTGCCTTAGGTTGCGCTACCGGTTGTGTTTGCTGCATTTGTTGCTGCAACTGCATCAACTGATTTTTTAGTGCTACATTTTCCTCATTTTTTGATTTAGCGATAAACGTTGCTCTATCCAGACGTTTTTGCACGCTGGGAGGTAGTGTTGCTTTCTCTACCTCCGGCTGACTCTCTGCTTCCTCGTGAGCTGCTACCAAATCGGTTGCATCTTCTTTAGTTTCGGTAATCGTCGGTTCTTGCGTGTTAAGTTGTGGAATTTCCTCCGCCTGCGCGTCGGTCACTCCCTCTGTTTTTTCGTCTGTCATCTCACTTCTCCTATGCGATATTTGCCTGCATATTCAGCACCTATGTTTTTGACGTAACATATTCACGTTTTAGTAGCTTATAGATAATAAAAAGTGAGTTATCAATAAAACTATTCACTATTTTGTGTTTGCTCATTTGTTTTTGCTTGATGCAACATTGAAGATATGTGTTTTACTAAATCTGTTTTATGACCCATATGTGCGCGCGTTAATTCTGTTTTCGAACGTAATAAATCAGCTTGTAATTTTTGATTCATCGCCATTACGTCAGTTAAATTTTTAGCGTGGTCATTTATTGAATCTTGCACCATCTGCTGCGATTGCAGCGTTAATTTTTCCCTATCAATTTCTTGTTGTGCTTGATGAACTTGAAAATCCATTTTAGATTGCTGCTGTTTTTGTTGCACCGCTGCCATTTGCGGATTAGGAGGGCCAGGAGGGGCTGGCGGAATTTGTTTTCCTGTTTCTTTGCTGATGATTTGCGGAATAGGAATCCCTAACATCATTTCTTGTACGCGCTCAACAATATCCGGCATATTTTCAACGTCGAGATTTTCTACATATTTGTCCATTAAGCCCGCGGCTAACTGCGGAGCAAGTGCCATGACTTCCTGTAATTGCTCCATAGCTGCTTCACGCTGCAATGCAAAACTGCCGCCCGTTTCAATCGTGACGTCAAAACCTGTGACGCTCATATCATTTTTATATTCACCATTTAAACTTGGCTCGTTCAGCATCACGGAGCGCTCCCCGCCATTTTTGCCGCGCACCATCATTGGTCGCGTCGCATCAAATACCGCGGGGAAAAGAGACACGCAAATACGGCCCGTTTGTTCGACGGCGCGCTCTAAATTATTAAAAGGGACAAACGCGGAGAGATTGCCCGCATTCTGACGCGCTTTAACAGCTTTACCGCTGTCTGCGTTGGTTTCCTGTCCGCGATTATCATCATAGCGTCCCATAATTTGCTGAACATTCATAACGCCTTGCTGAAACTGTGTTTCGAAAGATGTTGATATGCTCGGCGGCGGCACGAATTGCGGCAGATTGCCTTTTTCATCGTAATTAGCTAACAAAATTGCCTTGCTGCGCTGCGGATTTCTCCAAAGCTCTCCTATTTTCCCTTCAATATTTTTCGGCGTGCCCACCCAATTTCCATGATTTAGATTTAGCATCGCTTCTGCTGCTTCTGAGCGAATATAATTTAAATAACGTTGCTCATCTTGCGCAAATTTGTGAATTGAATTTGTAGTTTGTTGGCCATCTAACACAAACGATTGACAATCTAAAAAAACCACCGGCAAATAATCGCTAGGCCATTCGCGCACTTCTAATATTTCATCAGCAATCATTTTGTAGTGTCGAATTTTATAACATACTGAGCTGCGCTGACGCTCAATTTCCACTTTTTCTAAATGAGACGCAGGGACTTGTGCGCCAAATTTTTGTGATTTACGCAGCATCGAAACCAATTTGTCCTGCTGAATTAATAATTCTTTCGCCTCTTCAGCTGTCATTGATTCGCCGTTACTTAATTGCACGACTTCTTCATTATATTCTTCTTTGACCCAAAAATGCGCAACATTAATCTTTTTTCCTTGTCGCCAAATTCGCGCGTATTCGTCGTTATAGCCACTCGTAACCATAAATGACAAATCGCTCTTTGCATTCGGAAATAACATGTGAAATTGTTCAGGTGTATGTGCTGTAAAAAATCCACTAAACATTCCGTCTGATTTATCAGACTCCAGAGCATCAGGATCCCAAAAACAGGTGCGGGGATCGGGTATTTCCCGTAGCTTAATTGCCAAATCGAATGTTTTTGGATTTTCATAATCAAGCTCAACTAGCCAAGCCCCGTAGCCTCCGCCGAGCGCATACATAAAAGCAGTTTGAAAAATAACTGGGGCCTTGTTAAGCCAAAATATTTGTCGTAACAAATCATCACGTAAATCGACAGCTTCTTGCGACACATTCGGCTTTGTTGCGCGCACTCGGGGTGCAGGTGAGTTAAGCCGCTGCTCGCCAAGCAGCTGCATTACAATAGCATAGAGAAAATTAAACATGAGCACAGGTTTTTGACTTAAGTTTCTCAAATATCTGTCGTTCGAATTCCATTGATCTACAAACAAAAACATCAAATCCATCCTGAACTTTTCATTGTTCACAGAAAAATAATCAAACCAGGCGCCGATATGATTTTTCGCATAAGCAAGTATTGCCTGTTCCGCTTTATCCGAGTCTTTCGTATTTAAATCTTCTGCAATATAAATTTCGTCAGTGCCATAATCGTCCTTCACATATTTATCAGGATTAAATTTAGTGCGTTTATCGGTAATTTTCATTTTTATTGTGCCCAGAATGAGGTTGCCTGAGGAAGGAAAACTTTATAATCAACGGGGTTGATTGATGGAAAAAATGCGTTTAATTTTTCATCTTGAACACGTGACAAAGCATCTAAACAATCATCGTGCGAAGCGACGGGGTACGCGTCATATTCATCTATTAAAAAAGTTTGAATAACGTCCTCTATTTTGCCGCTGCTTTGTTGTTTCATTAATTGATTCGGCAATAATATTCTACCGTTTTCAAAAATAGGAACTAGCTTTTCAATACGATCGGTTTTAGATAGACCGTCAAACAATTCAATCAAATTAAAATGATATTTTTCTCGCTCCATTCTGTCGCGCAAATAAGAAGTGTCTGTTTGCATGCCATATCGCTCATAACCAACCGCGATAGGTTTGTATTTGTAGTGTAATTTAAACAACATATCGCCGCGTTCTGTTAACGATAGGCGGTCTCGCACTATATCAATCACATAATAATTTTGGTCTACAGACAATCCCACAACTATCATTGATGTGAAATCTGATTTCTTTTTTTTGTCATTAGCAGGATCAACAATGATATAAATATTTAATCCGCTTTCATCTTTTAAATTATGAAATAAAAGCCAATCGCGACGAAAACCCTTCATAGAATCTTTGACAGGATTCAGCAACATTTGCGTTGAAAAAATATAAATGCCCATGTCGCGCCGCTTTTGCAGAACCTTATCTTTATCAAACAAAACGGGCTCGCCGTCCGCTTCGCCATTTTTTGTAACCGCATGCTTTCGAACTTGGCAAATATTGTTATCAATGATGTTTTTATATAAATCATTAAAATGATATCGAGTACCAATCATTCGCTTGCGACTAGTTTGACTGCCGAGGTTTAGCGACATCTGAAAACTTTCTAATACTTTTTCTTGCATTAATGGAGAGCGCACAGATTCTTGTGTAACAACGTCATCATAAATTAAAACGTCAAAGTGTTTCGATGTGGGTTGCGAATCAACGAGCCCCCACGCTTCAACTGTGGATTCTTTCTGATTAGATTTACGCTTAAAAATTAGGCCGTCATCTTCAGACCACTTCGGAGATTCGCGATGACAATTTGTCCAGAAGACATCAGGATAAAGTTCACGCAATAATGTATTTGCCTCGGCCTCACGTTTAATCTGGCTAAGGAATGCTTTTGCGATGGGACGTGTATGTGAAAAGATGCCAAAACTTGGATATTTCCCAAGCCACTTTGGATTTGGATCATCCCCATGAGAGTCAACAATATCTTGAATAGTTTTAGCAAACGTAATTATTGTAGATTTGTAATGTCCACGAGCCCACAAATCTAAACAATTGTCCGGCTCTGCTTCAACTTCACGACAACGCTCTAATAGCCACGGATGCGCCATATCTTTACGATTAAGAACAAACCACAACAAAAAAAATAAATCTTTACGTGCGAGATAACGACAGAAATGATATTTATCGCTATCATCTAATTCGTACAATCTAGCGCATAGATTCTGATAATCGTCTATTGATGTGAGTTCAGATCTGAAGTCATGCGACATGTCATTCCGTGTTTTTCTTAATGAGACTGAATAAACGTTCTGCTACATCATGAATGATAGGTTTATTAGCCTCCGGCTCTTCGCTGACGTCTCTTTCTATCCATCCGCGTTTTTTTCCTTTACATTTAAGATGAAAAAAAATTGACGCTTCTTTGCCGTCTTGAATATTTTTATATAAAGCTGATTCTGTTGAGTCGAGTGCTAAATTTTCGAGCTCAATAACTTTTTCTTTGTAATTTTGATCTTCTTTCATCCAGCGATAATGACTGTCTCTGTTCATGTTCACTTTTTGAGCTGCTGTAGTTACAACGCCAAGCGTAGTTTTTAACGCCGAAAGAAACAGCTCTTTGTTTTTATCAACCTGTTCTTCACTAATCATTTTTTATATGCCTTATCTGTCATAAGCACTAATTAACAAATAAAAAGTGCATTATCAAAAATATTTCAATTTAAAGATCAAAAAATGCACTTAACGAGTTCTATAATGTGTGAAATCTGGAATTCTGTCTGGGGTAACCACTTTTGCGGCTTCAATAAGGCGCTCTTGCAAAATAGGCGACGGCATGGCCCAGCTACCCTTGAAAAATTTTACATAGCTCATTTTAGTTTGAGCTAGTGCACATACTTTCTCTAATTCAACAGTAGTAACGTTACGTAAATATTCTTTAATGTCCATTTTGCTCAACCCTTTTTTATTTTTATGTTGAAAAAGCGTTATTAGCAAAAAAAAGGCTTTTTAGCCATACGCTATTTTATTTTCTACTTTAAATTTAGTTAAAAAGTTCACTTTATTGTCGCGTCAACAATTTTGATCCCGTATTTTTTTGCGAGCTCGACAGCACTTTTATTGTGCGCCTTAATCTGACGCGGGTACATTATGCATTGAACGCGATAATCATCATCATCAAATTTTAGAATATACTGTACTTCATTTTTTCGTAATTGCGAAACGTCGAGCACGGGCAGCTCCCAATTTTTAATTTTTTCCCACGGCGGCATTTTGCTATTCATTCGTCATTCCTGCTCTTGCTCGATATACGCTTTCAAATCGCACGCAAGATGACATTGCTTGCAAACGTAATAAGACATGCCCTCTCCTCCACTTTCTACAAATACCAATTTGTTGCAACATTTGCTCATACCAAAACTCGCTGATTACATTTACCACAAGTTTGATAAAGAATAAGAGGCGCTGGTTTTTCGCATTCACCAAACGATCTAATTTTATGATTAAGATATTCAATTTGCATGCGAGCGCCTGATAAATCGACTTTTACTTTTCTATTGACGAATTTCAAAAAATCAATTTGCTCTTTCAATTTCTCAATTTCTTCTTCCATCATCTTTTACCTCCAAACGATTTTACAAATTGCCTCACCTCTGCATATTTCGGCCCTGGGCTCGTCACAGCAGCCTCTCCCTGCTTGACGGGCTGATAACCAAGCTCTAGCGTCAATGATCCTAACTCAGCCCCAATTCTTTTTATTTCGTCCAAATTTTTTGCTTGAAGCGCAAACCAATATTC